TATTCCAGGGCAAGACGCTGAATGGGCCGTGATTGACGATTCTCAAACAGCAAGTTGGTCTGAGATAGATGATTCTCAGTCCCCAGATTGGACAGATGTTGCGGCATAATAATATAAAGACTATAATCAATTAAATAACGGAGGCATTTAGTGGCAACTTATGTAAATAATTTAAGGCTTAAAGAAATCACCACAGGCGATGAATCGGGAACGTGGGGAACAAGTACCAACACGAATCTAACGCTTATTGCGGATGCTTGGGGCAGTGCTTCATACGGAATTACTGGAACCTCTCATACAATTACTATTCCCGATGGCACAGAAACTGACTCAGAAGGCAGAGCCTTTGCTCTGACGCTGACAGGATCAATTACCGCAACCAATACAGTTACTCTCGCACCTAACACAGTCAGTAAGACTTGGGTGATTCAAAACAACGCAGGTTATCAAGTAACAATATCTCAAGGCACAGGCGCAAATGTAGTCATTCCGAATGGCGGAATCAAGATGATTGTTACAGACGGTGCTGGATCAGGCGCAGCAGTAACCGATGCTTTAGATATGACAGGCGGTACAGGCAATGTCGGATTAGGTTCTGGCTCACTCGGTACAGCAATTACGACAGGAACGGATAACGTAGCCATAGGTGAAGCTGCACTTGATGCAGTTACGACTGGATCGGATAACACGGCAGTGGGAGACAATGCTGGTGGAGGAATCACAACGGGAAGTCAAAATGTTGCGGTTGGTTCTGCTTCGGGGCTTGCTTTAACTACAGGCGATCAGAATGTAATTGTAGGAGAACAAGCTGGAGAAGGTTTAACCACAGCAGCAGCAAACACCCTTGTAGGTTGTGAGGCTGGCGGTGGTGCAACAGTCACAGGCGACCATAATGTAGGTGTAGGTAGGAAAACACTTTTTGATAATACATCAGGCACAAAAAATGTTGCCGTTGGTAGAAGTGCCTTAGAAAACAATACCACAGGAGCATCAAACATAGGAATAGGTTATCAGGCTTTACTGGCAACCACTACAGCAGACGGAAACGTAGCTGTGGGTGAAGGTGCTGGAGCAGCAAATACAACTGGAACTGAAAATGTATTTATAGGACACGAAGCTGGTAATGATGTAACCACTGGTGCTGGTCATGTTTTTGTTGGTTGGAAAGCTGGTGATGCAGTAACAACTGCTTCGCAAAGCACAGCTATAGGCGACCAAGCATTAAGTGCAGCAAGCACTGGTTCTCATAACACTGCTGTGGGTTATAATTCTATGCTAGCAAACACTTCAGGCGCATCAAACACAGCAGTTGGTTCAACAGCTTTAGATGCTAACACCACAGCCGGTAACAACACAGCCATTGGTTATGCAGCTTTAGGAGCAAACACCACAGCAGAATACAACGTAGCCGTTGGTTCTCTTGCTTTACAAGCAAACACAACAGGTGCGCAGAACACGGCTATGGGATATTCAGCAATGAATGTAAATACCACTGGCGATAATAATACTGCTATGGGTTTTGGAGCATTAGATGCCAACACCACAGCCGATAACAATACAGCTTTGGGTTATGCAGCATTAGGAGCAAATACCACAGGAACAGAAAATGTTGCCGTTGGTGCTACAGCAGGGGATGCTTTAACCACAGGTTCAGAAAATGTAGTCATTGGTTCTGATGCTTTATCAACATCTACTACAGGTGGAAACAATGTTGCAATAGGTCGTATGGCTTTAAAGGTAAGCACTGCTGCTGGTAATACTGCCGTTGGACACCAAAGCATGATTGCTAACACGACTGGTGCTGCAAATGTCGCTGTTGGTAAAAATTCTTTAGATTCAAATACGACTGGCGATAGCAATACAGCAATGGGTTACGATGCTTTAGAAGACAACTCCACAGGTTCTAACAATGTTGCTATGGGAGCAGATGCACTTAAAGCATGGTTAGGAAGCGCAAACACAGCAATTGGTTATGGCGCACTTAAATTAAACACCACAGGCGGTGGAAACGTGGCAGTAGGTGCTTATTCTGGAGATGCTGTTACAACTGCAGAAAACATTACCGCAGTTGGACATCAAGCAGCGTCAGCAACAACAACTGGTGGTAATAACACCGCCATAGGAACAAATGCTTTACTGGTAAATAGCACAGGTTCAGGAAACGTAGCAATAGGTAAAGATGCAGCAGATGCTTATACTGCAAACAATATTACAGCAGTTGGTTTTGGTGCGCTTGGTGCTGCTACAACAGGCGGTGGAAACGTGGCTATGGGCTATAATGCACTGACATCGAATACCACTGGAGACAACAACACGGCATTTGGTTATGAGGCTTCGGAATCAACCACTACTGGCACAAATAACACTGCTGTGGGTTCTCAAGCACTTGATGCTCATACAACTTCTCACAGTAATACTGCTGTTGGATTTGGTTCTTGCGGCGATGTAACTACAGGTGGAAACAACACTTGTCTTGGTAGTAATGCTGGTAGGTCAACTAGTCCTTCAGGTTCTATTACCACAGGCAGTAATAATGTTGTTTTAGGTGATGACAGCGTTAGTAATTTATATTGTGCCGATACAAGTATTTCATCTTCAGACGTTAGAGATAAAACAGACATAGCTGATTTTAACGCAGGATTAGATTTTATTAATAAAATGCAACCTGTTACTTATAAATGGGATAAAAGAAGTTGGTATAGTGATGATCTTTCTGTAGTTCCTGATGGAAGCAAAAAAGAAAATGTAACTCATGTTGGTTTTAGAGCGCAAGACGTAGTGGAATTAGAAAAAGAAATAGGTTTTGCTAACGATAGAAACGATATGTTATTTGCAAATTTAACAGAAGATGAGAAAAGATACGGAATGAAGTACGAAAGACTGGTAACAGTTATGGTAAATGCAATCCAAGAACTCTCAGCAGATGTTGAGGAATTAAAGTCTAATAAAGAGGAATAAAAAATGGCAGTAACTAAAACGCTAACGAAATCTATTCCCCATGTAAAATCAAGCAAGGTTGAGCAATGGGATTTAGAAATGACTTACGAGAACGACAGCGAAGGTGATGCAACTTATTACAAGTCTGTATTTAGTCACACAGCAATTGCAGCCGATGGTGCTTTTACCAAAGCAGCTAAAAGTTCGTTTAGTCTAGCTGATCTTACAGCAATGTTTCCAACAGCACATTGGGATACAGTGTTTGCAAGTCAAGTAGATTCAGTAATTACGAATCCACCAACACAAGCAGTAGCAGATAACGACTTTTCAGTACCTTCTAGCTAGTCATGGCTGACAAAGAGGCAGTACCTGTAGAGGGAACAGATATTG